GGATGACATCCGTTCCGCCGCCGAGTTGCTGTTCTGCTTCCTCGAAGGCCACGACGGCACGAACTCGGATATCCACGACATGTACCTGCGGCTGTTGCCGCTTTCCGACATCTGCCCCCCGACGCGAAGGAGACGGACCATGAAGAACGCAGAAACCACCAACGACCTGGTCAACGAACTGCGAAACATCTCCAAGGCAATCGAACGGCATGGCCTCGCCGTGCGGTTCCCGGAACCGGATGGTGAGTTCGCCGATGAGTGCCCGTTCGTGGACAAGGCCTGTGAGGCTATCGAACACGGCGGCATGCTGGACGCAACCAGCCTGGCATCGCTGGTTTACTACATCGCGGACATGATGGAAATCTAGGGTCCCCAACTCGAAGGAGCAATGACCATGACGCGACGAAGACCCAAAACTTACGAGGCTGAACACAACGGCCGAAAGACGCACGTGACCGTGCCGGACAACCCGGACTCCAAAGTGATGCTGATCGACGCGATCCGGGACAACTTCAGCCCGAAAGCCGTAGCCGCCATCGCATCTTGCCTCCAGATCGTTCGCACCAACGACCAGGAGGTAGACCGCGAGGTCTGGTGGCTGATCGACCTGCTGGGCGAAATGCTCGGCGAAGACGAAATGAACCGGCTCATCGATGAACTGGAACTGTAGGAAACCGGCCCACCGGGCCCCAACAGAAAGGACAGCATCATGAAGCAGAACGAAGTCGAAGTCGGCGGCGTCTACAGCGCCAAGGTCAGCGGGAACATCGTCCCGGTCCGCATCGACCGCGAGAACCCGCGAGGTGGTTGGGAAGGCACGAACCTGAAGACGAAGAAGTCCGTTCGTATTAAGTCCGCCCAGCGGCTGAGGTGCAAGGCCGCGACCTGGCCGGGCAAGAAGGTGTCTCCGGAAGATGCCAAGGCCGTCCATGCCGCCGATCAGGAAAACGCTCGGCTGGCCGAGCAACGTGCTGGCAGCGCCGACGGCCAGACCGCCAGTGAACGGGCGATGACCCAGTCTTCCGGGGCGGCCCCACGGGCGAAGAAGGCCACCAAGGCGACCAAGGACGCCAAGCACGCCGCGAAACGCGACACGGGCGAACGTGTGGCCACCGGTGGCGAACCTGACGCCAAGCCGATGAGCCTGTTGGATGCCGCCGCCCACCTGCTGTCGTTGGGCACCGGCGACCCGATGCGATGTAAGGACATCGTGGACCTGGCCGTCCAGAGAAACCTCTGGACGCCGGGTAAGGGCAAGACACCAGCCAGTACGCTCTACGCGGCGATCCATCGCGAGATCAAAACCAAGGGCGACGCCAGCCGGTTCCGCAAGGCCGAGCGGGGTAAGTTCGAGTTGGCCAAGTAGCGTCCGCCTCACGCCATCACCTCCTCCACCCCGGCCGCTGCCTCGGCTGGGGTGCTCTTCGGCAACTCTTCGTCCTTTGCAGCGATCCCTGGCTGACCGGCAGGCAAGCGCTCCGCCTTCCGTCCGGTGAACTGCTCCCAGCGCTGAACGATCACATCGCAATAGAGGGCATCCATCTCCATCAGGAACGCACGCCGCCCCGTCTGCTCGCAGCCGATGAGTGTCGATCCGCTACCGCCGAAAAGGTCCAGCACGTTCTCGCCGGGTCGGCTGCCGTACTGGATGGCGCGCACCGCCAACTCGACGGGCTTCTCGGTGAGATGAACCATCGATTGCGGGTTGACCTTCTTGACGTGCCAGAGGTCGGTGGCGTTGTTGGGGCCGAAGAACTTATGGGCGGCTCCCTCGCGCCAGCCGTAGAAGGCCAGTTCGAACGCGCCCATGAAGTCCTTGCGCGTGAGAACTGGATGCTGTTTGTCCCAGACGATCCCCTGCGAAAAGTAAAGCTCGCACTCCTTCAGCGCTGCCGGGTAGTTGGCGAGGTTGGCGTAACCACCCCAGATGAAGAAGGCCCGGCCGGGTTCCAGCACGCGGGCGATGTTGCCGAACCATGCCCGCAACAGCCGGTCGAATTCCTCGTCGGTGACGAAATCGTTTTCGAGCGGCCGGTCTTTGGGACGCAGCTTCTTGTCGGTCGGTTTGCGATGACCGAACCGGGCTTCGTCGAAACTCTGGTGATGGAGCTGGGCTTTCTTGTCGCCGAAGGAAGAGTTGCCGGCCGCGACGGCGTTGTTGCTGCGCGGTTCGCAGCGGACATTATACGGCGGGTCTGTATTGCACAGTTGGATCGTCGCGCCGTCGAGCAGACGGTCCACATCTTCGGCCCTGGCCGAGTCGCCGCAGAGCAGCCGATGGTCGCCGAGAATCCACAGATCGCCGGGCTGGGTAATCGCCTCATCGGGCGGCTCGGGCACGTCGTCTGGGTCGGTCAGCCCTTCGGTCACGTCGCCATCGAGCAGCTTGGCCAGCTCGTCATCGTCGAAGCCAAGCAGGTTCAGGTCGTAGTCGGCCTCCTGCAAATCCTTCAGTTCAATGGGCAGCAGGTCGAAGTCCCACTCAGCCAGCGTGTTCGTTTGGTTATCGGCGATGCGATACGCCTTGATCTGCTCGGGCGACAGGTCCTTGGCGACGTGGACGGGCACCTTGGCCAGGCCCAGCTTCCTGGCCGCCTTCCATCGCGTGTGGCCGACGATGATCACGCCGTCGGAATCGACCACGATGGGCTGGCGAAAGCCAAATTCCTTCAGGCTGGCCGCCACGGCGTCCACGGCATCGTCATTGATGCGAGGATTGGCCTCGTAGGGCCGGATGTCGTCAAGGGATCGAAGTTCTACGTCAAACGTCTTCGTTGTCATGATTGCACCTCCATGTGCGTTGGGTTCGTGTGAAAAAACCGGCGACGCCAAACAAACTCTGTCTATGACCGCGACTGTTCCCGCGGCGGTCTCCTGACCATCCGGCCAGGGGGGAACCATAGCTACGCATCGCACTCACTGGGCTGCACCTCCCGCGCTACCTTGGCGGCGATAGTGTCAATCGCTTGGGCGTAGCGGGGATACTCCCTGGCCAGCCACGAAGCCGGTGCGTAGATATGCCCTTCATGCCGCACGAACCCCACGCCGTCATGCGATATGCACAGCAGCGTCTTGAGTTCATTGTCGAACGCTCCACAGGGCAGGAAGACCTGGCCGTGCTCGTCTACGAATGCTGTCCGCAGCCACTCTTCCAGAAGCGGACTTTCAATCATGATCTGTCTCATTTCATTCTCCTTGCCTGGGCGACGAATCGTCGCGATGACCCCTACGTCCTTGGGGGTGTATCGCGGGGCGTTTCAGACGCCCGCGTACACCCCCCGTAGGGGGGTGGTTGTGCTGAGTTCCGCCCATAGTTCCGCGACAGATTTCTGTAAGTGCTTCATTACCACGGTGTTGCAAAGACGGTGCTCGCGGAACTGAGACACGTTTTGCGGCGCGCCGCATGTTTTTCGACACGGAACTGCAGTTCCGTTTTGTAAATGCTGTCCTGTTCATGGCTTGCATCATTCCTTCGCGGAACTAGTTCCGCCCAGTTCCGGAACTCAGTTCCGGCGAGTTCCGTTCCAGTTCCGCCGTAAGTCCTTTGTTTTCGTTGCGGATTTTCCGCACGTATCGCTCGGAGACCCCCACCCTGGAGGCGATCTGCTGGGCCTCTGCATTGGGATCATGGGCCAGCAGCGCCGCCGTCCAGAGCGCCTTGTCGCCGCTGAGGCCGGGGCGGTTTTTGACATATCGCATCTGCGAGCCGGTGCGGATTCTGGCGACCAGGCCGCGCTCGATAGCAAGGTCGAGCATCCCATAGGCTTGGCGTTCGGACAGGCCGAACCGCTGGCCGGCTTCGTAGTGAATGGATCGTTTCGAGCAGGGGTCGTTGACGGCGATGCATTGGGCGACGAAGTCGGCTAGGGAGACATCCTTGGGTTTTGATTTCGGTTTGGCTGCGCCCCGCAGGGCCGAGGTGTCTACTTCGTCGGTGGGGGTAAACAGCGGCCAATGCCACACCAACGCCCTGGGGGCCATTGGCGGCCAACTGCGGACGGCGGATTCCAGGACGACGACGCCATCCTCCTCGTGGGGGCGGAGGATCAGGTGTGTGTCGGCTGCCCGGGATTGGCTGCCGGCCCCGGCCCCGACGTCGGTAACCGCCTTGCCGGACTGGTTGCCCTTGCTGGAATGATGGATCAGGACGAACGCACACTCCAGCTGGGCTGCGTAGTGATCGATCCGGTTGTAGAGGTTGGCGATGGCCCCGTTATCGTTCTCGTCGGTGTCCCGAGGCAGCGTGCGGTAGAACGCGTCGATGATGACGAGCTTGTACTGGCCGGGCGCTACCTGGCTGAACAGACTGCCCATCGAGTAGAGGTCGCGCAACTGCCCCCGAAGGGAGACCATGTCGATGTTATTGCTGTAGAGATGCTGCGGCAGGCCCATGGCCTCACTGAGCACGCCGTAACGGTAGGCGCTGGTGCAGGCATGCAGTTCGTTGTCGATGTGCAGCACCCGGCCCTGTTCTACCGCCAAGCCGAGCCAGTCCAGACCCGATGCGATGGAGATCGCCAGCGCCGAGACGAACCAGCTCTTGCCCATTTTCGGGCTGGCGATGATATTCATGGTCTCGCCTTCGCGGAGCAGACCATGGATAACAGGCGTGTTCAGGCCGTCAAAGTTGTCGATCAGCCCCTTGAGGCGTTGGATAGGTGGACCATGGTCTGAATTGTCGGCCAGAGATCGCCCACAGTCGCCATTGTCCGACGGACAAGTGCACTTATGCGAGTTCTCTGCGGACAGGTTGCCGTTGTGCGAATTGTCTGGCGGACAAGCGCCGGGTGCGGCGGACATTCGCATAATGGCCGAGATGTTCGCACCTGAGGCGTTGTCGGCCAGAGAATCGCCACCGAAGCCAAGTTCTCGCAGAGATCGCGCGGCCTGTTCGAAATCTCCGCCATGGTGGAGCAATGTGTAGACCGCGAACGGAGAATAGGCCCGGTTCGGCTCGAACGGTGCGGCATTCGACGAGAAAACGTAGAAAACCCGGTCCTTGAGCGTAGCGGACGTGCCCGATTCCTTGCCCGGTCGTCGCCAGTATTCGTTTTGGCCGCCCTTGGTGCGAACCCATCCGAATTGCTGGAGCACAGCCCGCACATCTCCGCGATGGTTGAAATCATCGCCAGGCCTGTCGGCATTGTTCGACGGAGAGCCGCCTTGTCCAACGGATAACCGGCTTGTCCGACCGACAACGCCATTGTTCGACGGACAATCGCCACTGTGCGAAATCTCCGCCGACAATGGCGGATTGTGCGCATTGTCTGACGCACAGGCCGAGTTATGCGAATTGTGCGACTGACAGGCGGCATTGTCCGAACTGTCGGCCGAGATCGGGCGGGCGTTCGAATTGTCTGCCGAGAGCTGGCCATTGTGCGAAATGTCTTCGGACATCGACGCATGATGGCCATTGTCCGACGGATAATCGCACTTATGCGAGTTCTCTGCGGACAAGTCGCCACTGTGCGAATTGTCTGGCGATGATGCGCACTTGTGGCCGAGATTCTCCGAGAGCGCCTGCCTGCCGGTCAGGCAGGTCGGACCATCGACCACCGGCGGCAAGTATTCGTTCAGTTCCCACGCCGTCTGGAGCAGAAGGTCGCGCTCGGCCACGGTGAGCACGGGCGGATTTGCCAGGTCGCCTTGGATCAGCTCGTATCCCGCTGTCGGCGCGCAGAGGAACAACCCACCTTCGCCACGCGTTTCGATGAGTGCGACAATCTTGCCGTCGTCCATCTGTCGCTGGGCAAGTTTCATGCTGCCACAAATCGGACTGGCGCAACGGTAGACTGCGTGTCGGCCGTCGGACTGGGTAGACTGAATGACGAGCTCTTCGATCAGGCCCGGCGCGGCAGCCCGCACCTTGTCGGACCATGCGTCGAACAACTCGCCCCCGGCATCGAAGTCGATGATCTCCAGGTTGTTCGACGTCGCCCCACAGAGAATGCAGACCGCGTCCAACTCGTTGGCGAACCACGCCGAGAGTTCCTCGCTTGTGGGAAGTCTCTTGCGAAACTTTGACCATCGGCCAACGATCGGCCGCTTTTGCGAACGATCGGCGGGTAACACGCACAGCCCGGCTGCAATGTAAGATTGTGCTGTCTCAAGCAGGTTCATTCGGACTCCGTGAAGACCCTGACTGCGTCGAGATTGCAGCGGAAGTGCCAGAGCATCCGCAACGCCTGGCGGGATACCGTGAACACTTCCGGTGGATCGTCCAGCTGTCTGCTGTCGCATTCATGGGCGTGCTGCATGGCCTTTTCCAAATCATCGATAGGCACGGCCAGCACGGCATTGAGTGCCGAGGCGATAGTGTTCAGGGACGCGGGGTTATGCATGGGTTTGTCTTCTCCATCAGAAGGGAATTTCGTCGTCCTCTATCCACTCGTAGTCCGGCAGATTGCCGTCATCACGTTCGTCGCTGCCGTCCAGCCTTGGCGGGATCGGGCCGAGCTGGTAGTCCGTGATGCGGTCGTACTTCTCGCCGGTGACACTGCGCACGGTGATAGCCTTGGTCTCGGCAATGCCTCCTGCCTCGCAGATGTCCACGGCCTGTTCGGCGGTGTCGGGCACCGGCTCGTTGCTGCGCGCTCGCCACCACGCTTCGGCTTTGGCGCGAGCGTAACCGTTGTGCTCGAAGCAGACCCATTCGCTGCGGTAGTCGTTGAAGCCGACGCGGTAATCGACACGCATGCTGCGCGGGTGATCTTCCGGTGCGTCGCGCTTGACGTGCACGGAGAAGTACACATCCTGCACGTCGTACTCGGTCTCGGTGACCTCGCCGGAGAGGATGCCAGCGGTCGATGCCTGACTGTCGTGCTGCTCGCGCTGTGGCGGCGGGAACTCGTACCCGCACTCGGGACAGGTTGCGTAGGCGGCATGGATCACGGCATTGCATTCGGGGCATTCCTTGGCCGGCGCTTCGCCGTTGCCCTGTCCAGGCTCCTTGATTTGGAGGTCGTCAACCGGTCCGTGTCGCAGGATGTTGCCGCCGAAATCGAGCACCAGGCAGTTATCCTTGCCCGGATGCAGGCGGAAACCGCGACCGACCATCTGGTAATAGAGACCCGGTGAGTTCGTCGGGCGAAGCATGGCTACACAGTCGATGTTGGGCGCGTCGAAGCCGGTGGTCAGTACGTTGACATTGACCAGGTACTTCAGATCGCCGTCCTTGAATCGCTGCAACGTCTCAGCACGCTCGAATGGCAGTGTCTCACCACAGACGAACCCGCATTCGTGGCTCAGCTCTCCGAGGATGCGTTGAACGTGCTGGGCATGTTTCACACCGGAGGCGAAGATCAGAACCGAATGCCGGTCGGCGCTATGTTCGATAATCTCCCTGCACGCGGAGCGCACCAGCGAGTCGTCGTCCATGAGCTGCTCGACTTCGCCCGCGATGAACTCGCCGCCGCGAATGTGCAGGTTGGATGTGTCGGCCTTGATCTTGCCCGCCTTGCTCCGCAAGGGGCAGATGTAACCCTGGACGATCAGTTCCTTGACGCCCACCTCGTAGCACACGTGATTCAGCAGATTCTCCGGCCCACAGATCATTCCTGTACTCATCCGGTACGGCGTCGCCGTCAGGCCGATCAACCGCACGTTCGGATTGACGATCTTCGCCTCGGCCAGGAATTGTCGATACATGCCCTCGCCGGAAGGCGGGATGAGGTGCGCCTCGTCGACCGTGATCAGGTCGAATGCGTCCAGCTCGGCTGCACGCCGATACACGCTCTGGATGCCGGCCACGATGATCGGGTGGTCAGTATCGCGGCTGCGCAGGCCCGCCGAGTAGACGCCGATCCGGTTCCACAGGTCCGGGGCCATGATGTGCAGTTTGTCGACGGCCTGCTCGAGCAGCTCTTTGACATGCGCCAAGATCAAAACGCGACCGTCCCACTGCTGCACCGCGTCGCGGCAGATGCTCGCCATCACCGGCGTCTTACCCCCAGCTGTGGGGATTACCACGCACGGGTTGTCATCGCGGCGACGTAGATGGTCGTAGACGGCGCTGATCGCCTCGACCTGGTATGGGCGTAACGTGATCACGTTGGAGGGGGCGACCACCGTCGTCATACTTCCTCCTCGTAATCAGGAAGATGCAGGCCATTCTCGCGGACGAAGTAGCAGTCGCTGCAGAACCAGACCATTTCGATTTCGTCGAAGTTGTAGAGAAGAAACGGGTCGGGGCCGTGCTTGCAGTCCCGCTCCTGCTTGCAGAACTGGCATTTCCTGCGCCGGGGTTTCTGATCAGGCCACAAGTCGCACATCACTCATTCCCCGCGACCATGGCAGCCGTTCGGGCGTAACCGGCGATGTCCACCAGGTTGTCGCGTTTGTGACGATGGGCCTGACGTGCGAGCTTGACTGCGATCATGCACAAGGGCACGTCCATGGCCGAGACTTCCGCGCCCTCGCGCAACTTTGCCGCCAAGATGCCGGTCCACATCCGCGCCGTCCGGGCGAAGTCTTCACGCGGGTGACCGTAATCGTCCTTGCGATCGGATGCCGTGATGCGTTTCGCCTCGTCCAGAACGGACTCGGGCGTGTCGCTGGACTGCTCACACCGGATACGGAGTCGATGCAGGTGGACCAGGGGCACGGGAGCTCTCTGAAGCGGCTGGAGGTTTTCTGCATTGAGGACGGGCACGCCCAGTTCCCGCGCGAGCAGGTATTCCAGCTTGGCCCCTCGCGAATTCTCCCAGCCCGACAGCATCGCGACGGCATCGCAGTCCACCAGCAGCGCCACGTCGGCCCGAAGGTAGGTCTCTCGCGGCAGATCGGTTTGTCCGCCAAAGTTCTCCGCCGGGTTCACGACCTCCCAGCCTGCTTGCCGCAACCGCTCCGCCGCCGCGTGAAAGGCCAGGAAGTTATGTTTGGGTATGCCGGTCATCGGACCGGCGATGTAGATTCGTCCGGGCTTGGTCATCGTTCAGTTGTTCTCCGGATTGAAAGCTGCACCACATAGCGGGCAGCGACCCAGCGGTAGCTCATCGATGCGAATATCGAGCCTGCCACCCTTGGCTGGTTCGCACCGCCTCGTGATCAATAGATCGATCTGGCTGTCGTCGACGTAGACGCCTGCGTGTTCGAGTGCATCGAGCACCGGCTTTTGAATGTTGTCCAGATCGCGCCGACGCCGATCGGGCGGGAAAGCATCCATGCACAAAGCGATGCGACCGCCTGAGGGCGGCTTTCGAGGACCGCCACCGCCCAGGAGGGCGCAGACGTTCTTGCGAAACGTCCGGCCCTCCCGGCTGATCAAGGTGCGCGGCCCGACCCGCCGCCAATAGTGGTTGATCGAGGGTGGATAAGGAAGCGTGATTACCACAGCGACCCCCTTTATCGTTTCCACGGCGGTGTGTTGTCGGCGACGGGTGCCTGCTGCGGCTGACCGGTGGCCGTCTCTTTCTTGGCGTAGCCCTTGACCTCGTTGGTCAGCTCGCCGGTGTCGTCGCGCTTCTTGAGTTTGACCGTGATCAGAAGCGGCAAGTTGTGCAGTTCGACCGAGTCCTTCGGCGACAGCACGCCGACCGCGTGACAGATCGCCGACAGTTCAGACCGGGCGATCTTGACGGCTGTGGCGTTGGGATTGTTGAGATTCAGCCGGGCCCACAGGACACGGTTCTTGTACTCGCCCTCCAGGATGGTGAAGGACAGTTGGAGATAACTGCCCGATCCGCTCTTGGTGGGTTTCATCTCGCTTTCGGTTATCGCGGCGAGATACTTGCCTGCCGGAATCGGCTCGAAATCAGCGGTGGGTTCAACAGTTCGTGCATCAAATCCATTCAGGTTAGCCATTGTCAATCTCCTCGGAGTTAGGGTTGGTCATTGCGTTCATCAGCGCCGCCCACGACAGGGGCAGTTCAGCCGGTAGGGAGTAGCGGTTCTTGGCGATACACGACGGCCCGCCGACCGTGCGGAGGATGCGCTCACCACCGTCGGTGCCCAGCGCCACCGCGATGCTGCGCGTGCGGTTGAAACCGGCGTCTTCGCTTTCGGTGCGGAACTTGCGCGTGGCGAACAGCACACCGTCACACCACTCGGTAACCAGCGCTGCGGCGTGCTTGTGAAGGCGGGGTGAATAGCGGTCGTAGGCGACCGATTCGGGGTCCTCGAATTTTTCGACTTTGGCGTGGGCCAGCAGGATGACGGCCATGCCTCGCTCATTGCGCAGAGCGTCCAGGCCGTTGAGGACTTCACGCCACTGGGTCAGTGCGTGGGTGTATCCCTTGGCGTAGCCGCCGTCGGCTTTCTCGATGGACTTCACACCGTATTCGCGGCAGACGTCGTCCCAGATCAGCCGCTCCAGCCAGTCCAGGCTGTCGATCACGACGCTCTGGTAATCGTGCTCCTCGCTGTACAGCGCCGAGATGGCCGATACGACTTCATCGAAGCGCTGGGCCAGGGGGAACGAAGCGCAGTCGATCTGATCCAGCCCATCTTCGGTGGGGATGAAGATGGGTTTTGGAGCCTGCGAAGCCGTCGTGCTTTTGCCGATACCCTCGGTGCCGTACATCAGAATGCGGGGCGGCATGATTCGCCGCCCGGTGTGAATTTGGTTCATCAATGACATTTGGGTTCTCCTGCGTTGGGGGATTCGTGTTCGTCGTTTTCGCCTGGATACCAGGTCATGGCATGGCGTCCGCTGACACTGCAGGCGCGAATGTGACCGTTGCAGATCAGCCCGTCGGCCCGCAGTTCCGGCAGGCGCTTGTGGGCCTTGATGCCGAGGCGGTCTTCGATCTCGCGGGCGGTCAGGCCCGGCATCGCGATGACCACATCAAGGCACATCTCGCGTTGCTGTTTCGCTGAGCCGCCGGCCTCCATGTCTCGACCGGCCAGCGCCGATGTGGGCGGGTCGTTGTTGCGATAGTTCTGGATCATGTCGATACTCCCAGTTCACTTGCTGTCACGGGTTACACATCCCGTTGCGCTGGCCAGCAACTTCCGGGGTTCAAAAGCAATGGCAGGCGTGGGAGTCGAACCCACGTCCCCAGAGTTATGAGCTCCGAGTGTTCCGGCCCTGCCGAAGTGCGCCCGGGCGGGTGGCCGTCGCTTTTCTGTGGACCCACCACAAGCCGCCCGGGCGCGAACACTCACGCAATGTCGAGGACGCGCACCTCCTCGTAGCCAGTCGGCCAGTGGTTCTGCTTGCGGCAAGCCACCAGCCGACGAATGGCGGCCTCGTTCTCACGTTGGGCAATGGCGAGCGTGTCATCGCTGACACGCCATACACCGCAGCGGAACGGTTCCTTCTTCTCGACGGCGACGAGATGAACGGGAACGAGCAAACCATCGAGGGATTGGGCCAGAACAGCTTGGTAGAACGCCATCTGCCGGTGATAACCGTAGCGCCGAGCGTCCGACTCGAACCAGGTCAGGTCGTCGCAGGTCTTGAAGTCCACGATCCCGCGATGCGGATGCACCCAATCAATGCGAATCTGACACGGCACGCCGCAGTACTCGGCCCGCACGACACCTTCGGCCCGGCCATACAGAAGCAGGTCGACCGCCTCGTCGTTCATGGCGACGCCCGAGGCCATCTGCTCGATGAGTTCGACCTGATCGTGGGACAGCACCGGTTTGCCTTGGGCATGTGCCCACTCAGCGAAGGCTTTCGTGTTTGCTCCGTAGGGCTTGCCGGTACGTTCATTGATCGGCCCGCCGAGTGCGAAGGCGGTCTCGTAGACGTTGCGGCCTTCGAGGATGCGAACGTGTGCGGCTCGCCCGACCAGATAGGCCGGCGAATCCTTGTCCTCAATCAGTCCAATGGCCTTCTTGTGGTGCAGCCACGGGCATCGCATGAAGTCCAGCAATTGATGGCTTGAGAGATACTCGCTCGCCTTGGCGTGGTATTCTTCAGCCGATTCAGCTTCGAGGATGTTCAGGTCGATACTCTCGTTCATTGTTCTTGGCTCCGACGCGGTTTGTCTCTGGCCGCCTATTAGTTACTTACCCCGCGCAGAGGAAAACCGTCGGTGGTTCAGTACAATTGGCCGTGGATTCCCAGTTCTTCGAAGGCTTGACGCAATCGCTTGAGGCGGTCGTAAACCGTAGGCCGGGCAATACCCAACTCACGGGCCACATCGGTGATGGACATGGCCTGTAGGAGCTCCGCCAATTCCCGCAGATCGGGCGGAAGCTTCAACAGCACGAGCGAAATATCCAACTTCAGATCGCAACGTTCTTCCGTCGAACGAACGTGCTTGCCCAAACGAAAATCCTGCTCATCCTGCGTGACGGTCTCGATGCGTTCGACTTTTTCGTCGCCGCTGTCGCCGGACTCGACAACGTCATGGATCGAGCCTTCCTCGCATCGGAAGTCGCGCATCTCTTGTGTACGATGGCGGATCAGATTACTGATCTTCCGCTCGACGAGTCGGGAGACGAACGTGTTGTACGTGGCCTTGTTCGGGTCGAACTTCGGTAAGCGTTCCAACAGGTCGAGTCTCATCTCTTGTTCCAAATCCTCGACGTCATCCACGGTGAAGCCCGCCGTGCCGACGAGTTGGCGGGCCTTGTGGTGGATGAGTTCTTCCCCGTAATCATTGATTCCGTACTGCTTCTTGTTGGTGTCCATTTGGACCTCCCGTTGGCCGGGAGGCGTCGCGTGGGTGCCAACCGAAGCGGCGACCACATGCAGTGGAGGCGTTGCAGGATTGCCGCTTCTGCGGCACCCACAACGCCTCCACTTCGTGGCCGGTTAGTTGTCAGGTACTCAGTTCCTTTACTTCACATCTCATGTGGGGAGCCGACCCCCGTTGCTTAGGCGAACACCTCCTCGACGGTCATCCGGAAGGGAAGGCCGTGCTTGATCTCGATGCACCGCACGACTCCATTGCCCATTGCCTCCAGGTGGGCAAAGAGGTCCCGCACCAACGCCTTCAGCTCGAAGTCCTGCTTGGTGGCCTCTGGGCGTGGTCCGTTCTCGCCGCCGAACTTGATCTCGCGGACCACACGCGGCGGCGGGTCCAGCACCGGCTGGCCACGGCGCACCGATAACCCTTCGATGCGGCCAAAATTGATCCGCTGCATGAGTTCGATGAGTCGTTGTTGTGCTAACGAGAGATTCTGTTTCTTTGGGTTCGCGCTCATGCCCTACATAAAAGCAACAGGTGTGCCAATTCAGAAAAGGGCACTTTTGCAGGGGAAACGGCGGTATTCGAAGTGTGAAGACGGGCCAGGAAAGACAACCCGACGAAGAGGAAAGTATCTAGGGCCTGGAGGAAAGTCAGGCTGTGGCGGCGCTCGTGAGACCGTGCGCCCGGTACATCTTCGACGCCTGCGCTTCACCAACCCCCATGATCTCGCCAGCTCGTCGCTGGAGGCCAGCCCCCGGAGCAAAGCCTTCGTCACGGGCTATTTCATCGGCGAGGCACCAGAGCTCTCGCCGACAAGCGTTATCATCGAGTGCCTCAACGACTGTGGTGATTTCACCGGGCAGATCGATGTGTCCCAAGTCAATGGCCACCGAGTCCTCGGTCCTCTTGCGTGCTGCGGCACGATCAACCAGATTCTGCAACTCGCGAACATTGCCCGGCCAGTCGTAGCGAAGAAGCGCGGCCAGACAACGATCTGTTATGCCGTGGTCGGCAGCGAAGTGTTTCGCCAGAATGAGTATGTCGCCGCGGCGATCCCGCAATGGTGGGATGCGAAAGGTGATGCGAATGCGGTCAACGAGGTCTCGTCGAAGAGTACCGGCTGCCACAGCCGCGTCGATGTCGGCGTTGGTGGCGAATATGCATCGGACGTCCGGCGTTACGGGATCTCCGCCAATCTTCTCGATGGCACGGCCCTCGAGCACGGACAGGAAGATCACCTGCAGGTCCTGCGACATGGTGGCGAATTCGTCGACAAACAGTGTTCCGCCATCTACGTTTATCAAGTGACCGGCACGTCCCTTACTGTCGACGCCTTGAATCCCATGTCCCTTGCCGTAGCCGATCCATTCACCACGCTGGATATTGATGTCTCCACCGCCGCCACCGGCGTTGACCACCTTGAATTCCTTTGACGCTCGGGGGCTCGATTTATGCAGCAGCTGCGCGATATGCGTCTTTCCGACGCCAGGCTCTCCCAGGAGGAGCACAGATGCGCAGCCATCCATTGCGTTGGCATAGTGGATGTTCTCGAAGACCTCCAGCATTGCAGAGCTTGATCCCACCACGATTCCTTGCGGATCAATGGCCTCACGATACTCGCGTTGCGCCGCACGGCGTTTGCGGTTGATGGCGGCGGGCAACGCGCGGACATTGTTGGCAACACCTGTCGATGGCAGTTTTCCAGCAACCTCGAGGGTCGCTTGATACCGCCGTCCGAACTTCTCAAACTCTGCCTTGATGGCCGTTACGTTATCCGCCACGGAAAACGCAGCGGACTCGCCAGCAATCACATCGGTCGAAGACGGCTGACCGTTATCACCGAAAAGAACACCAGCTGGACGTGCGACCAGCCCAATCGCAGCGCCTATGCCTGTATTCGATATGATTACCCTCTTGTCGCTTCTGCTCGCAGTAAGCTGGGGCCATAGAGGAAGGCCATACTGATCCAGCACGCCTTCATCGAGGGCAGGAAGGTCGCTAACGGGTTCCTTGAGCACCTTTGACCCGTCATGGACGGACTTAGGTATTCGACGAGCGGCGACCAGACGGAGTGCCGCCGGGTTCTTTGAGTGATTCGGCGGCAGAGCCTTCGCTTGAGCAATACACCAAGCATACTTCTCCAGGAGCGGCCCCACTCCGTTACTACAGGCTCTCAGGCGCGCATGCAGGACGCCGACCAGTTTCCACAGCACGCTTGGGATTACATCAAGCGACAGATCATCAAGCTGCCACCGGAGGTCCAAAACGCTGATGTCCCCGGTCTCTGGATCAATATCCCAGCTCCCCTCTTCACGGTCAACCGCCCATGACAGAAGCGATTCCTCGACTTGCGCACGAATCTCCGCTGGGATAGACTGAACCTCGCCCGCGACTGCGTGCGCTACAACGGTTCCAACGCGGCTCATCTGCGTATCACGCTGACAAGTGGTGAGCAACCGTATGGCTTGCTGCGGATCGGCCTTTGCCAGGGTCTTCGTCAGTTCTGCAACATGATCGCTGACAACATCCGACGTAAGAAGCTCATCAAGCGCTCGAAGATGTGGCTTCCACTCGTGCCATGGTGCTCCCAGGTCAAGGTTCTCGATAAACTGTTTGCGAGCATGCGCACTCGTGAGGACCTCCCGGAACTGCGTGAGATCTACGTTGTCCGGAAACAGACCCAATTCGATGTCCAGTTCATTAAGCGACCTCGGCAGGTGCGTGTAGTAGTCGGCGTCCAGAATTAAGTTCTCGGTGACATCCACAAGCCGATAGAAAATACGTGCTTGTTCTTCCACTGTCTTCTGTTCGCTTTTGTAGCTGATCTTGGGGAACCGCAGCCGTAGCGACCCGCTCCGGCCGCGAATGAAAAACCGCACTTGGATCGGGGCGGCCAAATCTTCCGCGTGCACCTCAATGTCGGAGTCAAAAGACTCAATGGTGACCTCGGTGTCGTCTTGAACCTCGTGAAGTCGTTCCGCCTGCGGGTCAATGTATCGGCGACTCTGGAACATGGCGTGATCGATGCTGCGATACTCTTCTCCAGAAGGACCGGAAAAGCGAAGCATATAGAGGCGGTCGACGAACCGGTCGAAACAGAGCTCACGAAGCCTCTCAAGGTCAAAGTCCCGCTTCTTGACCGTGTCCTTGGGGATATTCAGGAATGCCGCATTGAATTCCTGCAGACGATCATCGGTAATCCTTCGTCCACCGCCGGTGGTTTTGAATCGCAGAAGCCCACCGTCGTCTCGGTAGTAACGGATGTTCACCGTGTCGACGATCACGTCCTGCCACGAAAACCACAGGGGGCGACGCCGATCGTAGTCGTAGGCCCGAACCGAGAGCTCGTCCTGAAGCCCAAGCACGACGTTTAGAGCATCGTCGGCCTTTAGCAGTGTGCGGGCAAACACGCCGAACCGTATCTGCGGTGTCAGCCAGGCAGCCTCAAGGCCTTCGTTCAGAGCGTCATAGTCGAACGGAATCGTGGTCTGATAGGACTGAATAGCGATTTCGCGCTGGTCGAGGATGCCTTCGCTGCGTGGCGCGACATCCACATGAACGATATGATTCTTGGGTTCATATTGAGAAGGCATCGCTCGTCCTTTCTCATGTAGCCGCTAACGATGGAATGGCTAGCTCGGCAGCGACGAGTTCAACGACGTTTCGCCATTTCCTGCTTCGCGGTAATTGTCCAAGCCGAATATGGTTCATTTGCATTTCCTCGCGTTTTCTTATGAGCCGGTAACATCTCGCTTTCTTGGGGCGTAGGTACACCGACTTGCCAAACCCGCAAGACTCATTTGCTCCGATATCTGATCGTGTGGAATCAGGAGATACTTCCACGGCTTACCACCGATCTCCGCCGAATTGCTTGTTGCGCGTTCGCACCAAATCGCAGCCGCGTCTGCCTTGGCGAGAACCGTCTCATCGGTCATTTCGTTGGCTTGTTTCGGCTCGCAAAGAAACTTCCCTGCTTTCGTTTCCACAACGAAGTCTGGTTCGTAGGAGTCCTCATGGCTGTAGTGAATCTGAAAGTCGCCCTTAGCGGGTTTGAACCATTTTAGGACATTCTCATCGTTCTCCAAGATCACCGCGAAACGTCGCTCTGGATCGGAATCGAACTTCTGCACCGGATACAGGCACTTCTGGAAGCCACCGAACAGCATCGATTTGATCCGATGTCTTTCGCCCTCCGGGACCGCCGTGCGGAAGTCGCGCACGTCCTCGTCAGCGCTAGCGGTGTAGTTGTTGGGCCGTAATGTGCGGAAGCCCTTCGTCACATGGGCTTCATACGCAGTAGCGGATTCCACGAAATGAACCTGCATCTGTGCGTGGATCAGATTCACCAGCGATTGCTGGTGGTACTGCAGGACGTTCAATACGTCTTCCTCCTTGGTCAGATACGTCCGAAGATGGGCCACCACCTGTCCGGCCAACTTATAGAGCAATGCAGCATGATCGTCATAGCTGATGTCGTTGAAGTCGATCAGCCCGCGCACCAGGTAGTCTTCGGGGCGGTCTTCCTCAACGATTCCCGACCCGTCCCGAAGCTTGTATCGCTGCATGTCGTGAAGATGTTGAATTAGGATGTCTTGTGCGACCGGTTGGAGGTTTATATTGCTCGTGTCGAGATCGAAATCTTCGTATCCCACGGTCACATCACCCTTGGGTACGACCACGATCTTCGGAATGTCGATGGACATTTCCTGGTAGAGTTCCGTTGTCTTCTCGACAACCGTTGGGACATCCACTTGCTCGACGAATTCCAGCACACCTTGCTTCGGCCGGATAATATCCTGGACCTTCTCGACGATTTCTTTCTGGATGTCCGCTTTCTGGAGCTGGTCGCTTCCACGCAGACGTTCATACTGACGAATCACCTGGAACGTTGCTCTGGCGACTTCCTGCTCTTCAGGCTTCTCGAATAAGCCTCGACTTCGTGCCGGCTTGTCGGCTCCTCCAGACGCCGGTGGCACTGAGATCATCTGTTCAAACTTCGATTCAACCACGACAGCCTTCTTGCCCGTTTCCGGGATATCCTTGCCGATCACCACGCCGGTCCGGATGATCGAATCGGGGTCATTGGCATGATCGATGATCTCTTGAAACTTGTCGTGCGACACAATGGTCAGGCGATCCACGGCCGGAACGCCCACGCGCTGTCCGTACGGCAGGCGCAGACCCCGACCGATCGATTGCTCGACCAATGTCCGTGAGTTCGCGGCCCGCAGCGGTACGATGGTGAACAGGTTCGTAACGTCCCAACCCTCCTTGAGCATGTTGACGTGTATTACCACCTCCACAGGATTGTCCGGGCTTTCGACTGTGAGCAATTGCTCAACGACCTCGTCCTTCTCTTCGCCACGCACGTTCGAGTGGACGGTAATCACCTTGCCCTTGTACCTGCCCTCGAAGAAATCATCACTCTCGATGACCTGCTGTAGGGCGTTGGCATGCGTCGTATCCTGGGCCACTACCAGCATGAACGGCTTGACGATCGGCTTCTCGTTGTTGCGGGCGTAGACTTCGAGCTCGACCTTTGTATTCTCGTGAATCCGGATACCATCTTCGAGCTTGACCTTCTCCAGTCCCTCGACCGAGTAGTTCGCGGCATCAAAGTTCTCCCGCGTCGCAACGGCGGGTTCTTTCACGAATCCGTCGTTCATCGCGCTGCTCAGCGGATAGCTGTAGATCACGTTCTTGAACGGCTCGGTACGCTGGCCGCGTTCCACCTGCGGCGTGGCCGTCAACTCCAGCCCCAGGATCGGCTTGAGTTCGTTGATCGCGCGCACACCCGCACTGGCCCGGTAGCGGTGCGACTCGTCCATCAGCATCACCAGGTCGTCCAGCCCGGCCAGGTAATCAAAGTAGCTCTGGCCGATGTATTCGCTCAATCGCTTGATGCGTGGTGCGTTGCCACCTCGCACCTCACTGTTGATCTTCGAGATATTGAAGATATTGACGTGGACCTCGCCCATGTCGAACAGCGCCCCTCGCCGCACACCGCCGCCGCTTTCGTAATTGTCCCCGGTGATGAGCATCGGCGGGGTCTGGGCGAACTCGCCGATGCCCTTGAAGACATACTTGGGCGTGTTCGGGGTGAAATCAGCCACGAGCTTGTTGTAGATCGTCAGGTTCGGAGCCAAAACGAAGAAATGCCGTATCCCTTCGCTCAGGTACAGGTAGCTGATGAACGCGCCCATCAATCGCGTTTTGCCCACACCGGTAGCCAGGGCAAAGCATAGCGACGGGAAATCCCGCTCAAAGTCCTCGACAGTCGGGAACTCGCTTTTGATCGTCTCCAGGGCCTGGGCGGTATCACCATCCTTTTCGAGCGAGATGATCTCGCAGACGCGAGCGAGGATTTCCAATGAATCCCGCTGTGGCGGCCGCAGGCTCAGGCGATTGCTGATGGCGTTGACGTGTTGGATGCTCATTTTGAACCCTCCTTATCTGAAGGGTCTTTTGACTCTTCCAGTTGTTTCACTTCCTTCACGGCCTCCAGAAAATGTTTCTCAACCGGCGAAGGATCATTCAGATGCTCCCGGCGATATTTCTCGTATTCCTCGCGAGCCTTGGCAAGGGCCTGCTCGTGGCTGACAGTCCCGGCGTGAGTAAGAATATCCCGTTCGCTGAGTCTGAGAAAATCATCCAGCTTGGCTATCCAATCTCGCATGGTCATCGGCTTGCGGTTCAAAGCCTGCAACTCGGCGAATTCCAGGTACATTGTTACGATCCGGTTGAGGGTATCGAGTTCCCTTTCGTTCAGGTAATTCTTGGCGATACTCACATCCTCCATCCGGGGCTTATCACCTCGCCACGTCGTCAGCCCCATGTTGGGCCGGGCCGCGTCCACGCGCTGGTCGATGATCTCCGCAGCCGTATGCCCATGCGCCGCCCAGTGCATCTTGTTCTGCACCACCGCGAAGAACTCGCGGGAAACATCCGTGTTCGGGTCGTAGTCGATACTCAGGGCGTAGATATCCAGCACCTTGCGCCAGAAGACCTTCTCCGACGAGCGTATATCCCGGATGCGGGCGAGCAGCTCATCAAAGTAAAGGCCTCCGCCGGCCTCCTTGAGCCGCTCATCGTCCAAGGCGAATCCCTTGATGATGTATTCCCGCAGGCGCTGCGTGGCCCAGATACGGAATTGCGTGCCGCGCAGACTGTTGACCCGATAGCCCACCGAGATAATCGCGTCGAGGTTGAAATGCTCAATCTCCCGCTCAACCTGCCGCCGACCCTCGGTTTGAACCGTTGCAAATTTTGCAACAGTTGCCTCCTGCGACAGCTCGCCCGATTCGTAAATGTTTTTCAAGTGGCGACTTACGCCGGATTTGTCCACGCCGAACAGCTCCGCCATCTGCTGCTGCGTCAGCCAGACCGTTTCCCCTTGGAAGCGGCATTCGATGCGTGTCTGGCCGTCCTCGGTCTGGTAGAGCAGGAACTCTCCGCCCGGGCTTTGGGGTACGATGTCCGCCATGATTACTTGCCTCCCTTCGAGCCGGCCGTGTTCATATCAAACAAGGTGGGCCCCGTGTCCTTGCCCTTGCCGAACTTCCGCCGGGGTTTGGCCGGTTTCTCTTCCGGTTCTTCTTCATCCAGCGTTGGCGGGGCGGCGGGGAGGTTCTTGATCTCCAGTGAGTAATCATCGTGGCCCCACTCGCACTTACGCAGGACCGCCTTGGGAATCTTTTTGACCGTCAGGTTGGGAAAGTCGTCCAGGTTCCGCACGCGGAACGCGCCGCACATCACCAGCAGGCTGCGTTTCTCGCCCACCTCGTCGCTGAGGCGCTGGAGCTGGCCGCGGGTCAGGGTTTGCGTGGTAACGTAGATGAAATCCCGCTCCGTGCTGTGGCCGTGAATCCAGTACACCTCGTCGCTGGGGGCGTATTTGAAACCCTCCAGCTTACAGATCGCCTCGGCCAGCATCGCAGCGTTGTATTCGGAGTTGATGACCGGGTTGCCCCATTCGTCTTTGACAATGAGCGTCGGCCCCAGGCGGTAATAGCGAAAGCCTCCGCCGCCTTTCCAATTGACCGCTTTGGTGATGCCGCCCTGGTCTTCGCCGTCTATAACCTTTTTCATCCGAGGGATAATGTGCGTGTGGCAATGCTCGCCCAACTCTACCATAATCCAACGCCGGCCCATCTTGTGAGCAACCGCTCCGGTCGTGCCCGAGCCGGCGAAGGAATCAAGCGTAATGTCTCCAGATGACGTAGCTAAAGTCAGAATACGCTGGATAAGTCGCTCCGGTTTTGGCGTCGAGAATATCTCTTCCCGATTAAAAGCCGCGACTTCTCTCTTTGCTTCCTGATTGTCGCCCACCTCGTCGCGGAACCAGATTGTCTTTGCGACGTCCTTGTCTTGGACCTCAGATAAGAATTTCTTGAGTGCCGGAACATTGTTTCCTGTTTTTCCGAACCAGATGCGATTGTCATTTAACAGCTCTTTATACCTTTCAGGCGAAGCACCCCAGCATCTGCCATTCGCTGGCCTTAGCTTCCTTCCGGATGGCGTTGTGATCTCGTATATGTTCGCAGATTCACCGGTTCGTGCGTATTGTGCTCCTCGCTGTCCGCCAGTAAGACTGATGGTAAAATCAGCGGGCTTCCATGGCCCCCTTGGGTCGTTATCTGGATTCTTGTAGCGGCGATTCATTGCCTCGGTGCGCGGCAATCCATTCGGCCTCCATATGTCCTTATTACGAGCGTAACATAGGACATGGTCGTGGCTGTCTGACAACCAAATCGCGTTTGGCTGAGGAGAGTACTTCTTCTGCCAGACAACATTCGCTACAAAGTTGGCTCGACCGAATATCTCGTCACACAGGACTTTCAAGTAATGACACTCGTTGTCATCGATGGTGATCCAGAGCGAGCCATCATCCGAAAGAAGCCGGCGGAGAAGCTCCAAGCGGTCGCGCATAAGCGACAGCCACAAAGAATGTTCAACACCGTCGTCGTAGTGACTGAACGCAGAACCCGTGTTGTAAGGAGGGTCGATGAAGATGCACTTGATCTTGCCGGTGAACTCCTGCTCGAGCGCCTTGAGGGCCAGCAGGTTGTCCCCGAAGATCAGCATATTGTCGAAGATGTCGTTCTCGCCGACCCGGTGGGCCGCGTGATACGACTTTTCCGGATCTTCGATCAGAATCCTCGGCTCCAGCTTCGGTCGATTCTCCTTCCCGATCCAAGTCAGTTCGAGTTTCGTTTTTCGTTTCGCCATCTACCTGTTTTCCTTGGGGGCTTATGCCTCAAATGGATTGGATGTTCCAGGCCGCACAGTTCCAGTCCAGCCGCACTCATTGATCCAATGACCAACATTTTGCCACAACACTGGTGTGGCCATGGAAACGCTGTGCAACAGCGTCCTGAGGATATAATGATAACCCATAATGACCATTTCCTTCGGAAATGACCGCAGCAGGTAATCCCAGTCTTCGGCTGGCGTGTTTGTCCTGCTGGTGACATGCACTACCTTGGCACCGTAAGAGAATGCGTCGAGGTATCGCCTTGCTGCAAGGGTGCATCCGTTCAAAGGAAAGCCAACCGGGGCTTTCAGAAACGCATTAAACTGCTTCTTGTATTCCTCAACCCAACAATGCATCGGGTGCGACGCAGGACAATGACGGGCGTGGATCTTGCAGCAACGGTTGAACAGATCATCGCTGCCGCCCTTCGAATAAAGTTGGCGAAATGGCAGGATCACTGCCATGCAGTCTTCGCGTATCGGAAGCACCGCCTGCAAGGAACCCTTTGCGTCAGGGGATACGACGCACTCGCTTTTAAGCCAACGGCTATGGAAGAGCTGACGACAAACATCGAACAGCTGTCCCATCAAGTCCGCACTAACTTTGCGCCACAGCTCTGGTCGTATTGGTTGCACCGGTCCACATCGGAGAATCGATTCCGGCTGATCCATTACGATAGCGAAAGCGTCGTTACCGCCACTCCGTCGAGCTTCCTCATCGAATATCTGCGTTAGAGTAATGGGGTTCTCATTCTCATCCTCAAAATAGGAGTCTGGAGGGAGCGTAACGGACAGGAAGCTGGTAGATGCTTCTTCTTCGGAGAAAACGCGACTCTCGTCCGGAACATATTCAAAGAGGTGGCGATATTGCAGGATTCGTGTGCTTGTTCCGCTGCTACCGCCCAGCTGAAACGATACGCGGGTGTCGCCCAGCTTCATGTCCTGTTCGGGTGGTAAGCCAGTATCGTCCTTCTGCCCGCAGATATGGAGCACATCACGAACCTCCTCTTGCGTGGCACGGGTATAGTCAAAGCGATACCACTTTCTCTTGAAAGGGAATCGTTCCTCGGCCGTTCGGTCGTACACCAAGATCAGCCATGCAATCAACGGTTTGTCATTACCGATTTGAGACATTCCAGTTTTCGTTTTCTGTTTCGCCATGCTCAACTCACGATTTCAAGTAGTTCTGTTCCTGTTCATAGGCATTCAGCAATCCCCACTTTCTATGGGTATCAGCAGTGTAACACACGTGTGCGCCATTAGGAGACTTCGCGTTAACTGAGAACTGGCCAATTGCATCCAGAAGCGGTTCCTTGGCGAAGGGAATATGGATCACGTTGGCATTGGCATTCCCGATCCTTGATGCCAGGGCCTGAGGCCAGTAGTCCGACAAGAGATGCGGATGAAGGATTACTCTGTAGTCCGGGTATGCCGCGATGATAGGTAGATCGCAGTCATCGACCGCATATCGAATTTCGAATGGAACCCAGTCGGTGTCGTGTTTGGTAATACCCGTGAGAATCAGAACAAGATGCTTCGAATTGTTCAGGCGCTCCTTGATGCGGCGTTCCAGAGTCGCTCGCTTGCTACTATCGCGCACAGCCGATGTCTTTTCGTGGCTGTTCGTGAAGGCGAATTCAACCGTTTTGCTGGCATCCCACGCCTTCATTATGTTGTAATACTTAATGTCGGATGCTGCCGGATCAGTTGTTCCACCGGCGTGAAAAGCGACGTAGGTTCCATTTCTGTAGGCCATGGTTTACCTCCAATCTTTCTGGATGGCGGTCAGGTCGATGCGTTTCCTCATGTTTTTGGGAAGCACGATCCTGATGTGGTTCGTAATTTTCTGCTTTTTACTTTCTTCGAAGATGGTCAAGAGGATTAGATCGACGATGATGTTTGGCTTGATCCCTGTCCTGGCGAGGCCGCTACCTAGTAGTGGGATGTTCAAGGTATCACCGGAACAGACAATTCGAGCTTTGCAGAGCAGACCCCGAAGAGCCTTGTGCAAGTCATCCGAGTTTGCCGATGCCTGAAGAGTCTCGACGTCCGTGCTTGCTATTGCCACACAGAGAAAATCCTGGCTATTGGTAGAAGCCTTCACGGTTGTCCCGATCGGATACCTATTCGGCTTCCCTGGGGTAGGCCGATCAGCCACCACCTCATTGGGCTGTATGCTCTTGAGCTCCTCCGCGACCTGCTTATCCCAGTCGCTTATGTTTCCGCCCCAGTACCTTTTCAACATGATTCCATGAAGTGAATCCTCTGATACGTGATCGCCATCAACTGTGCTGTCAAAGAACTCGTTGACCGAAACGGCCTTAAAACCATTCTGCGAGAATAGATCGGCAAAGACAATCTGTATGGAGGTATCGAAAGCATTGCTCCTAATTTCAATTGATTGTTTCAGGTAACCCGCAAAGAAGAGCCCATCCAGGATGAACCAGGCAACCCCAAGAACGAGGCTCATAACCAGAAGTCCCGAGAAGCCGATGCGATTATCAGGAGCAGTATTGGCCAAACTGTAATATGCCTCCAAGACAAGCCATACCGCACCAAATGCGGCAAGCAGCGACTGGACCAACAGCTTTGCGATTCGCATCAGTTCACCTCCCACCTGATAGGGAACAACATCCTGATGCTCCAGTGTTGTTCGAGTTGTTTCTCGACTCCAGCCACGGCTGGTTGTTCTTTCGTATGCCCGTCAACTCAGGTTGCGTTTTCTGTTTCGTCATGTATTCAGTCCTGTGCGGGGTATGGTTTAATTCGGGTCATTACTACGTCATACCCAAGAGACCGAATTGCTTGCACCCTGCCCAGAAGATCGATCTTGGCGAAGAGGGTGAGTGTGCCGTCAAGGGCTTCCGTAACCTTTTCTGCGTCATTCTCTACACAATGCGATGGTGTATCGTCATAAATAGCATACACGACACACAACTCTCGCTTCGGTCTCTCCGCGAGGGCGGCAAGTTCATCCTTGTCCTGTTGGGAGAGTGTGTTGCTGCCGCTCACTTCTGCATCATGCACTTTGTGTCGGAATTCATCACTCTCCGAGTAGAGTCGGGCCGACACATAGCCCTGGGCGAACAACGCACGCAGAGCTGCGCCACTTGCCCTCTTGACATGTATTATGCTAACTTGGCCATCCTCTTCAGGACGTAGGAGGTCGCAGAACTCGATGGGGCCGCTCTCCTGTTGGATTCTTACAAGGTGGCGATCCAATACAACAAGCGCGGGGCCTGCGTGTTTGCTGTTGTAGGCGTTTTCATCCTCCGTGTTGTTCCATTCCTGGAGCGCGAACTCGTCGGGAGGCAAATACAGCACTTCATCCAGCTCAGAATTCACCTTCTCAATAAAGCCCGCGTTCGCCTTGAACCACAAACCGTTGTTGATGAAGTACGCTTCATTGTTCAGTACTACGTCGCCGCAAATATAATGTAGGATCGGCTTAGGCTTGTTAACGAAGTCATCATCAAACGTAAGCTTGATCTTGACCGATTCCAGCGTGGTGTACAGCAGATCCTCCTCACCATCATATTCTGCCAGAATGTCCGCAAGTTTTTCAAAGACCTCTCGATAGGTCGAGAAGTCGTGCTGCTGTCGGTGATGAGTAATAGTGTATTTGGTCACTCGATCTGGGAGATAACCCATGCTGATATTGTCGAGGAATAAATTCGGGCGTTCTTCCTGCCCCTCTTCCCGGAATTTCAGTATCTCGCGGGCCAGCACCTGATTCAGCTCACCCACTAAGGCTTTGTCATGTTTTGGATTGATATGTTCCAGTTCGGGGATGGACAAACCTTGGCAGTCGTCATTCCACAACTCATCGATCTTCTTAATGAAGGCGAAGATTCCAGCGAAGTCCTTAGCCCCGTTTGCGGCCAACGAATCTCCAGCCCTAATACTCGCGCCGATTTCGGCGTACTTCTCGCTTCCCTTCGGGAAAGACGCACGAATGTTCGTTAGGACACGATGAAGATTGTCAATATCCCCTTGCGGATTGTATGTTCCCCGAAACACTCGATCGAGATTATTGACAATGCCGCTTGCATCCTTCTGAACCAGTCCCTTCAAATTGACCACTGCCATGACCTTTTTTGCCAGGGTAATTCCAAAACGCGGCTCTATCTTGAAACACTCAAGCAGTTTGTGATAACCAAGACCGCCAGTACATCCATAGGTTGCATTGGGAGTATTTACCAAGAGAACAAAGCCTGACTGCTTGGCTACAGGACGTGTATTTGTAATTGTTTTGAATGGGGGATACCAGTTTGGCGTATATTCGCCAAAGTCTGCAAACCAAAGGGCGTACTCAAATGCCGTTTGTGCTTCGGTGCCCTCCGCCACCTTGCGACAATGCGAAATGGAAACCGTAGAAAGTTCTTGCTTATCCTTCAAGCGGTAAACGGTAATTCGGCTGGTTGTATCCGTTCTTTGGGCCATGTCACTGCACCTCCCATCGGACAGCAAACAGCGTTCGGACGCTCCGGCGCTGTTTGAGTTGTTTCTCGATGTTGGCGATGAGTTCTTCGCGCTGGGCATCGATGGCGTCCTGGGCGTCAAAGAGTTCCCGCCGCCGGGTATTGCGTGTCTTTTCCAGGGCCTTGATGGCTTTCTGGGCTTCGAGTTTGTCTTGGAGCGATTGGGCCAGGGCGGCCGTCTTGCGTGCTTCTCGAATCTGTTTATCGAGGTCTTTGATCTCCCGTTCCAGGCCTTGTTTGAGGTCCTCGCTCCATCGGTCGAGTTTGAGGACCTCCTCGTCGAAGAACTGGCTGTTGCGTTGATCAATGGTGTTGAGCTTGGCCTGGACTTCGTTTCGCCGAATGTCCGACAGGTCGGGTACGTTTGGGCACGGCTCACCCGTGCGACCAGCCAGGAGCAGAAGCTTGCGGCAGATTTCCTCATCGAGGACTTGTCCGCCGTCTGTTCTGGCAGCAAAGATCAGGAACTCGTCCGTGTTGATCGCCTCGACAGTAAGCTTGGACAGTTCCAGCCAACCGGACTGGCCTACAAGGGGTTCGAGGATGCTGATTTTCGATTCGTAACTGGAGTAGTCCAGTGTGAGTTGCGCCGCAGGCAATTCGCGTGCGATGGCTTGTTCAATCAGATGGACGGCGAGGGGATGATCCTGGCGGTAGAAGTGCTCACCACGCTGCTCGGCCTGCTTCCAGTCGAGGTTGTACCAACCCTTTCGGGCACGCGGGCCTGTGTAATGAAAGCGGGGCAACTGCGCATCGAACTCGGCGAGGTTGTCCAGTTCCGTTCGAGTGAGGTTAAGCAGCCAACGTTCACGCCGGGAAAGCGTTTCGATGGTCTTTTGCTGGCTGACACGCAGACGGCTACGAACGTCCTCATCGAAGTGTTCTAATAGTCTGCGGCGTGTCTCCGCCAGGCGAGCCTGAATTTGTGTGTCAAGCTCGGCCTGGAGGGCGTCGAAGGCGGCTTGGATTTCCTCGGAGGTCCGACATTCCTGGTAGACCCGAACGATCCGCCGTTCGATATCCACACCCGATTCGAGTGCACCAAGCACCTCGTCACTGGCCCCGAAGACGCCGTCGAACAGACGGAACTTCTCGCTAAGCAGCTGAAAAACGCGCTGGTCGGCCTCGTTGCGGCGGTTGAGAAAGTTGACGACCACGACATCGTGCTTTTGGCCGTAGCGATGACAGCGGCCGATCCGTTGCTCGATGCGTTGCGGATTCCAGGGCAGGTCGTAGTTGACGACGAGCGAGCAGAACTGGAGATTCACGCCCTCTGCGGCAGCCTCGGTGGCGATGAGAACCGTGGCGGTATCGCGGAAATGTTCGATGAGGGCGGCCTTGATGTCCACGGGGCGTGAACCGGTAACAACGTCCTGCCCTTCGTGCTTCACGCGCCACTGCTCATAGACTTCCTTCGAGTGCGGATCGTTGTTGGAACCATTGATCATAACCAGTTGGCCCGCGTAACCATTGGCTGACAGGAGATCAAACAGATACTGCTGCGTTCGACGAGATTCCGTGAAAACCACCGCCTTTCGAGCGGCTCCGAGTTTCTCGGCGTGGTCAAATGCCGGCTGAAGCACCGAGAGGAGGGCCTGGCCCTTAGCGTTGTTCTGGATGCTTTCGGCTAGGTCTGCGTAGCGACGCAGTTCTTCCAGCTCGTCCCTGAGCAGTGCAGGGTCGATCTTCCGTAAGGCGTCTGTTTCGTCGTGACCGTTTTCCTGCCATTCATCCTCCAATTCATCGATTCCCTCCAGGTCTTCGTCGTCGAGCAGCTCGATCTGCTCCTGGAGGTTTTCGAGCCGGCGGCTCAGACGGCGAAGGGTTCTGGCGATGGCGAAGGTCGATGAGGCCAGCAATTTGCGAAGGACGAGTGTAATGAGTTGGCGTTGACTGGCAGGCAAAGCAAACAGGCATTCTCGCTGCAAATATGCGGACACGCGCTCGTAGAGTTCGTGCTCGGCATCGCTGGGCAAGAAATCCTGTGTGATCGGCACACGCTTGGTGAATGGTACGTACTCGGTAACCTGCTTGCGAAGGGTGCGCACGCAAAGTGGTTCAAGGCGGAGTTTCAATTCGCCATTGCGGAGCGCTTCATTGGGGGAACGGACAAACTGCTCACGGAATGACGTGGAATCCCCAAAGACATGGCCATCTATGACGCTCACCAAGCCATAGAGCTCCATCAGAGAATTCTGGAGGGGTGTCGCGGTGAGCAGGAGCTTAGGAGACTGCCCGATGGCGTCGGCAATCTTGTGTGCCATCGACTTCCTGGCCAGGGGATCGGTTTTGTTGCGAGAGCGGTACACGTTTCGCAAGCGATGTGCTTCATCAATGATGACTACATCCCATGAAATCCGGCTGATCTCGGCAGCTCTTGCTGAAGCAAAATGGTACGAGCAGATGAGGATGTGGCCATTCTGCTCGAATGGATTGGCCAAACCATCATGTCGCAGTCGGTTGGCAACTTTCGTATCCAGTACGAGGGAAGGCAGATAGAATTTGTCTTCGAGCTCCTGTTGCCATTGCTTTCGGAGCATGGCCGGTACGATGATCAGTATGCGACGGCGGCGTTCCGCCCACCGCTGGGATAGCACGATTCCCGCCTCAATGGTTTTTCCAAGACCGACCTCATCAGCAAAGATGACGCCGTTTGATAGTGGCGATCTGAGGGCAAATAAAGCCGCGTCAATCTGATGAGGATTGAGGTCCACACGCGCATTGGCAATCGAGCGTGAAAGCGACTCGATATCGCCACCCGACCCTCTCAGGGTCAGTGCATGTGCCCAATACTGGCTGTGATAGGGAGTACTCATCAGTTTTCTTCAAAACTCTTCTGGATTAGTGGTTTTGCCTTTTCCGGATCGTCAAGGTTATGGATGGTCAGCTCCAAACCGCCGGTACCGTGGTGTTCGATCCCTCGAACGCCACGAGAAAAGGTGCCGGAGGTGTACTTGGGGAAAATGAAGCCAAGGACGACGTGTTTGTATTCGGCGGCGTCCATATTGCCACGAAGCTTGTCGGCGGCTGCCCACAGCTTGTCTTCAAATCCCAGGTTGGCTCTGGTAGAGTTCCTTGTTCTTGCCATTAACAGTTCTCCTCAAGCTCTGCCTGGATTAGTGATGGGTCCCAAACTCGTTTGGCCAGTTCAAGGTAAAGCTTCTGGCGAGCTTCGAGGTCGGCTTTCTTGAACTCCGGGTGCGGCTGAAGGGGAAGCCCCGTCCGATCAATGAATTGCTTCA